TGTTTATTCCGCTTTGTATACCTGCCACCTGAACAATATCTACATCATTGGACGTAGGGAAACCACTAAATTTTAAATCTGCCATTATTCACTAACGAGGTTATCCCCGCCCTCCGCTATTAGATTATCGTCATTTTCAGCTATTAAATTGCTTGGTATTAATACCGGTAAACCATCAGAAATAAATCTGCCTGCTATATTTAATACCGTCACACTCTCTGTCCCGCCATCAACTAACGAATCATTAGATAGTGCTAATACTATTGATCCACCTGACTCTATGATAATAGGCCTCTCAAATGTAATTTCTTTATTTATAGCAGATGAAGCCACCTGTTGATTACTCTGAAAAAAGGCAATCTGACCACCGGCTAACCTTAAAACATCAGTATTTATAACTTTGTCAAAATCAACAATACCTAAAATAGATATCGCCACCCCTGTAACATCAACAAACACACCTTCAGTGCTATTTATATATGCTTTACCTTGAGCAATCGAGCCTGATGCGCCGGTAAAGTCAGGGTTAAAGTAAGCAACCAATGATATTAGGCTTGAGCCTGATGACGTGCCTGTACTAGTCGAATCAAAATCAACTATCTGATCAAGTGTTATTCTTGATGTGGTTAAATTCTTAATAACTGAAAATGTTGTATCAATAGGGTTTTGAATGATGGGCGATGTTTGTAGTGACAGTGAATTATATCTGAGTGACTGCAAAGACTGAGATGAGTCGCTAGTATGAGCCTCTATATCAATCAAAGAATCAAGACGTGGATCGCCCGTATTATTTAGTTTTCTTTTCCATTTAGCGTACAGTTCTTTGTACTCGCCTTGATTCGCCATAAATTAGCCTATAAAAAAAGTATTATTGTTTTTAATCAATGGACCTAATGCATATCTGATTGCATCAATGTAATGATTAAACTTATCAACTATATCGGGTAGTATATCACCACTCTGCCTATGAATCTTGTATGAATATTTTCTGAACTCTATCAGTGTTTCTATACAGCTCGGGTGAATAACGATATTATCGTAAGTTCTCATGTGCTCGATACCATCTTCAACACTACCGGGCCATTTCTTACAGCCTTCTATTTTAGGTAACGGAAGGAATCCATCTTGCTTTTTATTGCCTCTAACATGACTAATTGACTCAGGTCTTGCACAATCAGCCCTTATAACATGCTTATTAATGTTAGGTATTCTATCAGTGATGAATTTACCGGTATCATCTAGCTCTAGGCCAATCTTGCCAGCCTCGCGCCTAATATATAAAATACCATCGTTAACATAACATTGAACGGCTGTTGTTGGATCGTTAGCAAAGCCCCAATCCATACCATGAAGCGGTTCCCATGTATCGCCAACAATAAAATCATACGATGTAAACTTACTGTTGAATATTTGAGAGTCTGATTTCTTATTGAATCCGCCTAACCATACATGATCGTATGTATCAGGGTTATTTTTTAAATGGCGCTTTGCTTCTTCGATCATCTCTTTAGGGCAAAAAGGGTTTTGTGGAAAATTAACATGAACACAAACCATTCCCTCCTGAGTTAAATGATCTTTAAATAATAATTCAACAGGGTCATCTTCTTGGTCTGGATTCCAACCAAACCACAATTCACTACCTGGAGCTCGAATTGTTGGTAATAATAATTCCATTGACCGCTTAGATAGTGATTGAGCTTCCTCAACTAAACACCGGTCGAACCCTTCTAGTGATTTAATACTGTCGGCAGTATGATCTTGCATACCTTGAAAGATAATTATACCCTCACCGCCTAATCTACGAATCTCACTCAATGTAATATCGAATAGATGCCTTACACCTAATGCGGTTATCTTATCTTCTAACAATTTTTTGATAGAAAACTTCATAGACTTTTGTACTTCACGTATACAAACGAATTGAAGATCGGCATCCATCACTAATTCTTCTATAGCCATTTCACCAAGAAAGTGAGACTTACCTGATGACCTACCACCTTTAGCTCCTTTAAATCTACTTGGCTCTAATAATGGCAGACACCATTCAGGCGTTTTGATGGTCAGTTGCATTTATTATTTCCCTTACAACTTTAGTCACTGGACTCATTGATCCATCGCTAGATTTATTATCAATTTCTTTAATCTCAACTAACCCATGACGGCTCAACATCATCTTAGCTATTTGTGCATTCATGGTGTCTGATAGGCTGCCATTGATGAGTTATTGCTCTTGTAATTCATTTACTATCTTGACGATGTCACTTAATTCTGACTTATCAGCCTCTTTTATCCATCTATATACTAAGCCTTTAGCTCTACCCATGTGGATACACAAGCCAACTACCGAATGAACCACATCAGTACAATTTTCAATATAATCATAGGCTAAAGCTATAACTTCTTCGTTATATGTTGTTGGTCTACCGCCTGGCATATCAGCCTCCTTTTCTAGTTGGGGTTTATCTAATTATACCATAGTTATGTTTAGGGTGAGAGATGTATACTTTAGCGTTGATTTTATTACATAAAAAAAGAAGCTTGTTAGGCTTCTTAATGTTTATGTTGGTTATATTGTATTTGTTTCGATGTGCACACCTAAAGCATCCCAACAATGCTCTGATGTTATTATATTGCTTTTTAACAACCTTCGCAAATAGGCGATTTATTTAAGTTTCTTAAACATGCGCTAGTCAATTCTATTCCGTCAGGGTTTAACGCGTCTATACCATCAATACACCAGTGCTGTGCTACTGTTTCAGTGGTATCTTGAAAGTTTAATTCTAACTCTGTGGCGCTTATAACAACTATGCTTGTGGGGCTAGTTGATTTAAGTCTAGAGTCTGAACCATAAGAAGCCCTAATATCAGTTAAAGCAGTTAGATCAACGCCGCCAAATATAATTACAACGGGGTTATCTTTACCTTTTATAATCGTATCTTGAGACATAAGTGCACCTATACTGTTGCTGTATTAATGCCACCAGCGCCGAACGTAAATGTAAAATCATTGTTAATTAAATCTAACGATGTCGAGCCGTCTGATGTCATATCAAATATTTGCACCAGATCATCATTGGTACTTGTATCGTTATAGATTACAGCACATTTTAAATCAGCCGGATTCGAGGCATTCTTTAATATCTGAGCTAAATCAGTTGCATCAAATTTAATAACTGTAGTTGCTCTTGTATACGCTACTGAGGCTAGTACGTAGCTTGATGCTACATTACCACCACTTGTTACAGTTACACTCGCTAGATTAGGGTTTGCTAGGTCATCACTAACACTTGCAAAAGTGTTAGATATAACAGCTAATCGCCATACATCACCTACAGCATAATCACCTCTACGCTCTTTTAACACGTACTCATTAAATACTTTACTATCACCAGCCGCCATCTTTATTCTCCTAAATTTTTATATATTGTATCATGTTTTAAAATTAACTGTTATTTCGCTAGGCTTGAACCTTGTTGTGTAAATATCATCTGCAAACCCTGCCGTTACATTACCTATTGCTTGCCCTTCACCAATTGAAACAAAACCTTTAATCGCTGAGTAAGCGTAACTAGGAGTGCTACCGGTAATTAGTATTTCACCAACAAGTATAACCTCGCCATTAATACCTTGGTAATTATAATTTGGTGTTTGACCGATTACATTTATTAATGCGCCTAACTCAACAGAGCCATTTATAGCAGAGTAAGAATAATTTGGTGTAGCGCCTAGTACGGATATTTCACCAGTTAGATCGACAACACCGTTTATTGCTTGGTAGTTATACGAAGCAGTAGCACCAACAACGGTGATAGCGCCCGTTAAATCAACTGTTCCACCTAAAGCAGCATAAGAGTAATTAGGCGTTTGACCTTGTACCTCTATTCCACCCGTTAAATCTATTGAACCATTTATGGCATTGTATGGATAATTAGGAGTTTGCCCTAAAATATCTATTGATCCAGTTAGGTCTATTAATCCGCTTATCGCATTGTAATTGTAATTAGCGGTTTGACCTGTAATGTCAATTGTGCCAGTTAAATCTATTGTTGCGGTTATTGCTGAGTATAAATAATTAGGTGTTGCCCCTGTTATAGTTATACCGCTAGCGCCGTAAGGTATCCATTGACTATCATCTGTAGGGAATCCGACCAGAACACCATCATCTCCATTTATAATGTCTGGAAGTATAGAGCCCGTTGTGCCTACAAAATTTCTATCATTTAATGAATCGTCTGTATCAGTTATAG